TACAGTAAAGAAGAATGTGAAAAGAGTTTACAAGCTCACATAGACTTCTTAAATAAACTTGATGAAATTCGTGGCACAGACTGGAAGAAAACTTTACCTGATGTTGCGGAGTTGTTAAAAGAATATCTATGATTGTTGATATTGCAGATAAGGTATCTGGTGTATATAATGTTAATGGTAGATTCTTTTCAAGCAAGATTAAATCATTACTGTATGCAACAATGGTGAATCAACCAGTTTCATTCTATTACTATGATGAAGTATGGGATAAAACGATTGAAACATACAAGTATACACCCGATGTGAACTTGTTGGACATGTATAGAATACGTGCAGAACAACTAAGAAGTCAATACGACTATCTTGTGTTACATTTTAGTGGTGGCTCAGATAGTACCACGGTGTTGGAGTCATTCATACTCAATGGTATTAAACTAGATGAAGTGTATGTTAAGTGGCCATTGAAGTTACTCAATTCTCAAGTATACACACCAAACAACAAAGACTTCAATCCCACCAACATGCTGAGTGAGTGGGACTTCTCTATCAAACCAAAACTTGATTGGTTACGTTCGGTTCATCCAGAGATTAAGATTGTAGTGGAAGATTGGACAGATGATTTATACCAATTCAACACAAACCAAATCACAGAAGAATTGTTTTTGAAACACAACCAAAATTTTGGTCTGGTCAATTTTATCTTTAGTGAAATGCTTTCCAAAAGTTCTATGGAAATGCAAGAACGTGGTATGAAAGTTGGTCATGTGTATGGTGCGGAGAAACCACTTTTGGTTTACAAAGACGAATCGTTTTACACATATTATAGCGATGCATCAACCAATGCAGTTGGTTTTCAACATGCACACGGTAAGACAGACCCAACAAACAAAATCAATTTCTACCATGCAGTAGACTATCCTGAATTAACAATTGCCAGAGCATACAAGATGGCAGACCACTTGACAAAAAATCCAGGTCTGATAAAATTGGTCGATTCGGCAAATGGTCGTTTACCAATTGAAGTTAAAACAAAGTTTATTGACCTGTTTCAAAAACTTTGTGCAAAGGTGTTGTATCCAAATTGGAACATGAATAACTTTCAAGTAGATAAACATGATTTGTCAAACCGACTTTACCATCCATGGTATCACTATGTGTTTGACCGTCCAGAATTTCAAGCCAAACAAACAAAAATTGAACAAAAGGTCAAAGACTTTAGTTCTGGAATAAGCGATACATATAAGGTATTTGATAAACACGGTAATGCGGTAGGTTTTAAACCAATCTCAACTAAACTTTTTAAACTGAAATGAAAAAACTTTTACTATTACTTTCTCTCGTTGCCACTACGGCATTTGCAACAGAATATAAAATGGTTCTACCATACGGACCAGGTTCACAAAGTGATGGTGTGAATCGTATGATTGCAGAAAAGTTCCATGAAATCACAGGCGACACCATTGTGATTGACAATAGAGCCAATTCAAACGGTGCAGTAGCACTAAACTATTTCAAGAACAACAAAGATGCCGACCTACTTGCATTAGGTTCTGGTATTCTTGTGTCCGACCCCGCATTGAAAGAAATGGTATATAACGATAGTGACTTCGAAAACCTTTTCTATGTTGGTACATCACCATTCTTTTGGATTGTTGGACCTAATTCTACCATCAAAACGATTGATGACTTGATAAAGAATGTACCAGCATTCGTAGGATCGAATTCCGACACAGGTAGAATCAACTCTATTCTCATGGATAAGAAGATTACCTATGTGTCCTACAAAGATTCTCCTGCGGTGATTGTTGCCGTTATGAGTGGTGAAATACCTGCTGGTAATATTGCCGCAACAAAGAGCTTGCTTGAATTGCATAAATCTGGTAAAATAACCATTGTTGGTAGTTCCTACAAAGATGACTTTGTGGTTGATGGTGTTCGCATACCATCTATTGTCAAGAGAACTAGACTAGAACAGTTCAATGGTTTTATGAGTCTTGCAGTTCGACCAGATATGGACGAAGCAAGAAAACAAAAACTTAAAGAAGGTCTATGGAAGGCAATCCATGATCCAGAAGTGCGTGAGAAATGTAAGTTATCTTTTGTGATGCCTGATGAATATGATGACATGAAGGTGTTCAATAAGTTCATTCAGACAACACGTTCTAATATGAGAAAATCGGTTCAACCATGAAGAAGTTATTATTGTTATTGGTGTTTTGCACCAGTTGTTTTGCAGAACCGATTGAGTTTGTTGTTGGTGCCGTGCCTGGTGGCTCAAACGATTCGGTTTCACGCAAACTTATGGAACAAATTGAAAGTAAAAGTGATTTGAAGTTTGTTATGGTTTACAAACCTGGAGCAGGACAAAAAATTGGTTACTCTTATGTCCTGCAAAGTAATAAACCAACTGTTATCGTATCAACTTCTGAAATTATGGATGTTGAACTGAAAGATAATGTTGATACAATTTTTAACTTAGGTGAGTTCAACAATTTAGTGTTAGTTAATGCACAATCAAACATCTATACAATTACAGACTTGGCTAAAAAATCTCAAATAAACTTTGGCCATGGTGGTGAAGGTACATTCAGTTACAGAGCAATGCAACAAGTTTGCAAGAATATGAATTGTTTGCCAGTTCCATTTAAAGGTGGTTCTGAAGCGATGATAAGTATATTGAGTAACACAATAGATGCATTTGCTGTATCGAATTATGGTGCTCAGTATGTAACCAATGATAAATTTCGTGCAATTGGTTATGTACACGTTAAGAATAGTTGGTTGAAGTTGTTTGGTAGAAACCTTACAAAGTCGGACAAGAAAACTATTCAAAACGTATTGAAGAATACTGATACAAAATTTTATACAGATATGGGATTACATGTTTAATTATTGTCCACCAAAAGACCTCGTTAACCTGAAATCGGAAACTTTTCCTGATGGTAAGCGTTACTATACCACACCTGATGGTGTTCGTTTGCCATCCGTAACGACAGTTATTGGTGCGAAGAAAAAAGAAGCCATTATGAAGTGGCGTCAACGTGTTGGTGAAGCTGAAGCTAACAGAGTATCACGTAAGGCAACTTCACGAGGTACCAACATGCACACTATCTGTGAAGATTACTTGAACAACCGTATTGATTATAATAGTGGTGCGATGCCTGATGCATTGGAAATGTTCAAGTCAATCAAACCATATCTAAACAAAATCAACAACATTCATTACCAAGAACAGGCACTATGGTCTGTTGCAATTGGTATGGCAGGTCGTGTTGACTGTATTGCTGAGTATGATGGTGTTTTGTCTGTTATTGACTTCAAAACATCTAAGAAAATCAAAACAAAAGAAGATATCCAAGACTACTTTGCACAATGTGTGGCATACGCCTGCATGTATGAAGAATTGGTTGGCATTGGTATCGACCAGATTGTGATTATCATGGCTGTGGAGAATGAACAACCATTGGTATTCATTGAGAAAACCGCAGACCATCTAAATACCTTGTTGGACTATATTGAATTCTACCGAAACAACGCTTGACGATTCCCTTCAACTCCACATTTTTATATATAATGGTGGAGGTAAATATGAAAAGTTATTCTTTGATTAAATGTGAAGGTTGCGGAAAAGAGTTTCAAAAAGAAACACGTTACGTCAAATCAGCTCAGAAAAAAGGTAGAAAAAATTATTGTACACTTTCTTGTCATGCGGAAACGACTAGAGAAGAAAAGTTAGGTGAATGGGTTATTAGCCAAGAAAACAAAGAATTTGTGAAAAAAATGGCTGGAAATCGTCTTGACGAATATTCACCTTTTAGAACTTTATTGAAAAGTTGTAGAACAAGAAAAAACAAAAGTGGAAATTCAAAAGGTGAATTTGATTTGGATTTACCATATTTAAAATCACTTTGGGAAGAACAAAGTGGTAAATGTGCTATAACAAAGGTTGACTTGGTGTTGGAACCGAGTTATAATAAGAACTTTCAAGCATCACTAGATAGAATTGATAGTTCTAAAGGTTATGTAAAAGGTAATGTAAGATACATTAGTGTATCGGCAAACTGGTTGAAGAATAATTTGGATGATACTCATGTAAATGAATTCATGCAAATTTGTAGAATGGTAGTAAACTGATCCTTAGAAAGGTTGGCAAGACGGGGCTTCGATGCCCCCACCTCCACCAAAAGCATATTGTTGCAGACCCTAACGAAGGCACTTGATTGAATCAAGAACAATATGCTTCTGATGGGGGTGACATGGCGATTGATTGACAAACAAGTAAATTGATTGGCTACCCATCACAGATAGATGTAAAAACTAAATCAAAATATCCGCAAACGAAGAAGTTTACGCATTGGCAGCCTAATCGCTGACTAGGGTTCGGTGGGTTCCTCGTAACAGAATACCCACCACTTTAATTAATTAAAAGGAGTTTTATGAAAAAGTTAGTTATTGCCGCTGCAGCGGTATTAAGTTTGTCAGCATTTGCTGATACATCATTCACTTATGTTGACGGCCAACAAAAAGACCAGTCTACTGGTGGTTTGTTGCATGTTAATATTTTTGGTGCAAAGACCTCTGTTGCAAAAGGTCTTGATGCTGATTTGTCTATCAACAACAAGCAAGACAATGCAACCAATGTTATCACCAACCGCACTGAAGCTGGTTTGACATTCACACAAGGCCTTGGTCCTGTTGATGCATACGTTCGTGGTTCTTTGGGTGAAAAACAAAAGTCTGGTGCAAACACATTTAGTTATTACACAGTTGAACCTGGTGTGATGGTTAAGTTGCCAGCAAACTTGTCTGCTAAGGTTGGTTACTACTTTCGCCAAGCAACACAAGATAACAATGCAGACACTTTGCGTGAAATGCGTTACACTGTTGGTTACGACTTGACTGCAAAAGACAAGTTAAACGTTGGTTACCAACACTCATTGCGTGGTGATGGTCCAATGTACGACACAAAGTTTGTTAGTTACACTCGTAGTTTCTAATCAATCAAGTGGGCCTAGTGCCCACTTTTAGGATTATTATGACAAAGTTATATCAAGTATTGGATCACTTACCAGAATTACCTGATGAGTTTGTCCAAGAGGCGATTAGAGTTTGGAAAGACCCAAACAAAAAAAGAGTTCAGCGTGGTAAAGTAAATGAATACACACCACATGATTCTATCGGCAATCAAAGATGGCCAAATGAAACCACAGTCAAACGTGGTGATGAACAGATTGAACACAGAACAAATTATCGTTATGAGTTAAGTGAAGACTTTCACCAATGGGTGAGAGACAACATTGCAAAAGAATTCATGGACATTGGTGTATCAATAAATGGATACAATGGTACACCGTCCAACTTAACAATGCCACATACAGACTTTTCAAGAGATTATACTCTGATGTATGTTTTGGATCCAGGTGGTCCCGATGTACGTACAATCTATTGGAAAGAAAAGGGATGCGATTTGCGTAGACCTAATTGGCATTATCCATCGAGTTATGATGACTTAGAATATGTGGATCATGTAGTCATTCAAACTCGTAGATGGACACTATTGAATGCTCGTGTCATTCATAGTATCGAAAACCTGGAATCAACTCGACTGAGTTTACAGGTTGCTTTCCACAATAGTCACCCGTGGGTGACAGGTGCAAAAAATGATTGGATAACACCAAACTAATTGCACAACACAAGGAGTTTAAATGAAGACATTCATAATAGCAATTTTTATTGCCTTAATGATGCCTCTAACTGCAAGTGAGAGTCCATTAGATATTTCCCAGATAATATCAGCAGAAGTAGGTCAACAAGTTCTATGCATGGCAAAGAACATCTACTATGAAGCAGCCAAAGAACCATTTGAAGGTAAACTGGCAGTGGCACAAGTTACAATGAATCGTACAAAGAGTTCACAGTTTCCACATACCGTTTGTGAAGTGGTATACCAGAAAGTGAACAACACTTACCAATTCAGCTGGGTTGGTGAAAAACATGGTGAGGCCACGGACAAATATGCGTGGGAAGAATGTATGATTGTTGCTAGAAAGGCCTTGACCGAATCTAAGTTACATGATACAATCTACAAATCGAAGTCAATGTACTATCATAACACATCAGTTAATCCTGAATGGAACTTGAAGTATGTTGCGAAGATTGGTAATCACCTTTTTTATACAAGAACCTAAATGCCTACAAAAAATGAAATCAGTGAATTTAGCGACACAATTAATGATATTGCAGAGCGTCTACGTATTACAAGAATGGATGCAATTCTACATCACTGTGAACAAACCGGTATGGAAGTGGATGTTGCCTCAACACTCATCTCCTCAGCTCTCAAATCAAAATTGAGAGAAGAAGCACAAGAACTTAACTTACTGAAAAAAACAGCCAAGTTACCCGTATGAGTTTCACTTTTGAAGAAGGCAGCGGATTCTCTGCCTTCGCTTTATATAATGCGATACGTCTTCATTTTACTACTGATAGTTACGATTTTTTCCGGTATGGCGGTAAATCCAACGTTAGCAAAGATGTTTTTGCAAACAACAAAGCAAAATACTCCTTCTACAAACTATCGAGAAAGTATAATCTGGATGAACTGAAGAAGTTCTATATTGCCAATTTCCTTGCCGGTGAGGTAAAGTGGATTGGTGATATCACTGGTATTGAAGGTGAAGAAAACTTCAAGAACTGGCAAAAAAGAAACCAGAGCTTGACCTATCTCTTTGAACAAGATATAATACTATTGTTGAATGAGTTTGAATCACCAGAGGACATGTTGAAGGTGAAAGATGGTCAACATCC